TTTCACATTATCATCTAATTCATTATCTATTGATTTAATTACTAATGGTGTCAATCCTCTAACCCCCTTTACTAAAGGTTTAAGTTTATGTCTTGATGTGCCTATAGTTCTTCTAGTTTTTCGTGATCTTGTTATTTTTCTCATGTTTTTCATGTTCTTATTCACACTCCATATAGTTTATAGTTGATTAGTTTGTATTTATTTAATTTTGCTAATATTATTTTACTATATGAGAGGGAATATGTCAAGAGATTAATTATATATTTATTTTGTTATTCTGTAAAATATTTATCTGAATTTAAATATTATTATAAAATTTGGTTATGGTTATGATTTATTATTATTTATTTTTATTCAAAGCATCCTTTAACTTATCTAAATCCTTCCATTTACGTTCTTTTGCTGTCAAATCATTGTAGATATTGTACATTTCAGACGAACCCCATCCCATAATTTCAATTATAAAATCACTACTTAACCCTAATTTTGTTAGATAAGTTGTTATATAATGTCTTAGGCAATGTGGATAAAATGGAAGATTAAGGAAATTTTCCCATTTAGTAATCCAACTTCTAATAGTAGATACTTTCGCTGGTTCACCATTTGATTTTACAAATAAATAATCATGTTCTTTACCATTTCTATCCATTATTTTCTTTCTTTCTTCTAACCATACATTATAATAAGGTATAAAAATATCTTTTATTATGTACTTATACAAGGGCTTCCCTTTTTTGCCCTGTCCTTTTGTCTTGATCTCTTTTAATGTTTCAATAAAAATATCATCAAACGCAAGATTATTCTCATCAATTAATGATATATTAATTCTAAGCAATTCTGATACCCTTGCACCACAACCTATAGCTAATGCTAATAAACATGCTTCTTGTGGTCTTTTAATTTCTTTAGATAAATAATTAAGTAAATCATTTACTTGCTGTTCAGAAAGAATAGTCTTTTCATGTTTAGCACTTTTAGGTACTTTATCAATAACCTTTAATATTACATTTCTAAAATTAGGATAATCTTCTCCATAAAATTTTTCAAAGAAATCAGATAAACTACTTAAGCAAGAACGAAGTCTTTCAAATCTACTAGAACTCCATTGCAATTCAATTGTCCCAAAACTAAAGAAATCTGCAAATTCAATTTTTTTAATATCTTGAAAAGTTTTATTGTCATTATATAATAAATTCCATGTAAAGAAGATACGTAAATCTGAATCATAACCGTCTATTGTTAAATCTGAGCATCTATTGTTTTTATCTTTTAGGAATCTTTGCATAAGTTGAACATTTTTTTTATTGACTTTTTCCCATAATTCAGGACTAGTAATTTGAAATCTATATATTTTTCTTGGCATTAAATCACATCCTTTAATTTAAATAAATTACGCAATATCTTTATATTCATAAAATACAGAATTATTTATTTTATTAATTAACAAATTAAATAATTCTTCATTGCTAATAGACCAAAAATCTTTTGGGTAAAAACAAATTAACGGTATATTGTTTTCTTTGCAAATATTAATTTTATTTTTAGTTTTTATATCATAATTTTTATTATCTTCTATACCAAATATTTCTATATAAAATTTCTTATTGTAATATGTAATGATAAAATCGATTTTATATCTATTATCTAATCCATTAATAATATCCTTATAATAAATTTCTTTATCAAAAATAATATTATTATTTTCTATCACAGTAGCAAATCTATATTCATATTTAGAATAACATTTTGTACCATTTTTTGTAAGTATATAATTTTTTCTTATTTTATCATCTGGAAAACCAGCAAGTTTTAAAACATTCTCTAAAGTTCCAAACTTATTAAAATAATGAGTACTACAACATGTAAATTCACAACAATCAATATCTTGTGATGTAGGAGTATCATTAATTAATTCAGATAGTTTTATCAAATCATCAATCATTTCTTTTTCTGTTCTATTAATACCCATTTTAGTTGGTATAAACCCACATAATACTTGTAATTTATAAATACTACCAAAATGATCTGAATAAGTTTTTGTAGCATAGCATTTATTAAGTTTGCTATACTTATCTATTTCTCTACTATTAGGAGTATGTCTTAACTCTTTTTCTAATTGCTTGAATTTAAATATCATATCAATCTCTAATGCTTTCCTGTTATATTTATCATAATCATATCCTATTAATTTATAAGAATTTACTACACCACCAAATCTTCTTTGATATATGCTACTATGAGAAAGAATAAGATGATTATTAAATTCTTCTTCTGTTATAAGAAATAAATTATTATTTAAATGTTTTATGGTTTCTTCTTTTAAAAGATTTAATAATTCATTATTAGTATAAGTTTTCTTATTAAATCTTTTATTATTAATTTCATCAATATTTAACATAGTATAAATATCTTTCAAACTACCAAAATTCTTATAATATACACTAAATGATGGTAAACCATTTTTAAATTTAAAATCTGTTTGTTTTGGAATTTTACCTTTATCAAATATATATTTCTTTAATATTTCCAACAATTCTTCCCTTGTATATACTTTTCCTTTACCCATTTTTAAATACCACCTCTCGTATTTTAAATTTTTCACCTTATAAAAAATTATTAAGCAGGAAAATGTCAAGGTTTAACATCTTATCGGCTGTACACTCCTATCCTGCTATATATGTAATCTAATCCATAATACAAAAATACCTATCACATTTTCGTGATAGGTATTTTCCTACAATAAATTAAATTGTAAATAACCATCAAACCATCAAACAATCTACATTAACTATCTATCCTAACAATCTAATCACTTTATCCTCAATCTCCAATCTCTTACCATTTTTAATCTCTCTAATTGATTTCTTTGCTTTCTCAGGCTTCCTCTTATTAGGATACTCTTCTAACAAATCTTCATATATTTGTTCCCAAACACAACCTTTCTTTTCCATAAAATGAATTTCATCTTCAATCTCTCTAATTTCTTCTAAATCTTTCTGAGATAAATAATCTCTAAGATTATCTTTCTGCCCCCAAATCTAAATAATCTCTAATTTCTTTAGCATTCATACCGTATAAAATATAATATGTAATATTGGTAATTTGCTTGTATGTGTATCTTCCTTTAGGCAATTCACCTTTCCCAATCATTTTAGTAATAGAAGCAGTTTCTCTTTTCCTTCTAAAAGTACCATCCATTCTTATTGCTAATCGTTCTATATCTTTACTTGTTACATTTTCTACTTTTTCTACTTTTTCTTTTAATTCAAAATATTCATCAATAACTTCTTTATATTGTTGCATTGCCAATTCAGAATCCATTAATTTAAGTAACAATGTATAACCTCGTTGAGATAATAAATAAATATTTTTACTAGCATTAATTGAATGTCTTGTAAAAATCTTACTATCGTTTAAAACGAGAGCTACATTTTTATCATTTTTTAAATCTAAAATATCAATTCCATAAACAAAGTGTTGTAAATTATTATTAATTAATTCATTAATATGTCCTAGTTTTTTATTATGTATTTCTGCAACCGTCTTTGCCAACATAACTTTCTGATCTTTTCCAAATCCACCATAAACAATTGGTACTTCTATCCCACAAACTGTTGTATTACCTTTAACTACTAAATTACTCATAAATAAATTTCCTCCTCATTATAAATTAATTTTTATTTTAATATTACCTATTGTATATCAAACTCCTAATCTCACGATAAGAAGTGATAAACTTTTTTAAATCATTGTCTTGATTATATTCATTTACAGCATCAAAAACTTCTGGTGATTTATCAAAGCAAAATGAAACCGTTTTATCATCTCTTTTTACATCCTTAATTTCAAATCCTTTAAATTTTAAATATGCAGATACATTTAGGGATTGTGTTACAAAATATTGTAATTGTTTATTGTTATTAAACATAAATAAATCTCCTTTGCTCATATTAATTTAACTACTTAATTGCATTAAAGAAAGTAGACACACTTCAGCATGACATACTTTCTTTAACTTTTAAAACTACATGCCCATCGTCATGCTTTGCCATTTTGAGTTTTATAGTTGCTCACCAACTAACTGTACATATGAGGCATCTAGCACATGCCTTTGTATTTATTTTTATATAGTGAAGATAATGTTAGATTTTATCTTCACTATATTTTATTAATCTATACTATGTATCTAATCAATCAACAAATTAATCTCTACTTATATCCATACTATACATCATCTCCAACTTCTTCTTTCTTTTCTATATAAATACCTTTTGCCATATCTTTAAATTTCTTACCCGCTTTAAAACAAACTTTCCAAGAATCAGAACTCTTAAATTCTTGGCCTTTCTTTTCACCTACTTGAATAATACCCTCTCTACCTTTTGTTTCTTTCTTAGAAAATTCTCCAAAATCTACAATTTTCACAGGTTCATCATTTGCAACAGTATCCATAATCAACTCTAAAAATACTTCTCCATAAAATTCTGCTTCTTTTTTTGATACTTTTTTTGATTTCTCAACCTTTTCTGCTTCAAATGCTTCTTTCTTTTCGTTTAGTACTTCCTGGTAGCGGTTCAAAAGTTCTTTCTTGTTCATGTTAAATCATTTCTCCTTTTAATTTATATTTTTTATTTCCTCGAATGTTGTTTTCCGAGGTTGTTATTAGTATACAATTATTTTATCATTCTGTCAACAGGTATTTTGAAATATTTTTTTATTTATTTTAGGGAATTTTAGATTTGTTTTTGTGGTTAATATACAAAAAAAATAACTTACTTACTAACATTCCCTTTCCCAAGTCTTTTCTCTAATGCCCATCTCATTACATCTATATGTCCACCAGTTTCCTTTATATTTCTTTTAGTTGCTGTAATAAAGTCCCTTGGCATATTCCACCACTCGTCTTTATCCCAATAACCATGTACAATTGCTGAAGTTAAATCCATATTTAAAGATTCAGGTTCACTAGGCAAAGCAGTATCCATTACCATAAGAGTACCGTTAGAAACACTATGTTCCATTTCTAAGGGGTCTCCTAAACTACCCGTACCATAGGCATTTCCCATTCCACCATATGCATTTCCTGCACGTCTGTCGTAGTATTCAGGAATACCTGCTCCATAAACTGTATCCGAAACGCTACTCATAATTTCCTGTTTGACATATTTTGACATTTCCTTATCTAAACTATCGTTAACACTTTTTTGAATCTTATTTATTATTAAATTTAACTGCTGTTGGAGGGAAGGCATATATTAATCACCTCCCTTAACAATAAAATCGTTTTTAACAATAATAAAAGGATAACCTTTATCAGTTATCCCTAATTGTTCTTTTATTAATTTTTTTGCTCTAATCCTTTGTAAACCATAACCATCTAATATTTCAGGTAATGATTTCTTAATTTGCCTTTCTGCTTCACTTTTTTTAATCTTTAACTCTTCGTCTAAAACTAAATTACAAATTATATCCTTTTCTAAACAATAATTTAATTCATCAATATACCACATAATAAATTCAACTATTTTTTCCGTCCTTTTATCACTTCTAAATGTAGTTTTTCTATCAACAACCATTTCTTGTTGTTTATCAAATACCTGTTTATACTGTGGATATAACCAATTAGCAACTTTTTGTCCTTCTTTCCTAAAGAACATTTCTCTGCTTAAACCTTTAATTGTATAATTATTTTCCTTCCACAATTTTCCTTGTTTTTCAATTTCAGGAAATAACATATTATTATAACTTGGAATAGAATAATAATTTACATGTCTATATTTTTTATTTTTATCTATAGAATTAATACTAATTGCTTGACTACGTTTTAATAAATCCTTTGGTGCTTCTGAATTATCTACTTTATTTATTAACTTGTGATAAGCAAATAAAGTATTTTTTTTAGATATTTCTTTTGCATTTCCTTCTTTAATACCCATAGAATTACATATGAATTTTGTAGAAGCAAAAAACAATACATTATCTTCATTATCAGTCATTTTTTCTGTAGTAACATTATCCTGTGCTATACGTAATAAATTTCTTAAGTATTTTAAATTACTTTTTATATTTTTATATGTTTGTGGACAATTTTTCTCTAATTCTCCTGTGTCTAATGCTCTTAAATTTTGTTCAATTAATTCCTTTTGTTCCTTCTGCCATTCCGTTTCTGCCATCTCTAAATTAAATATTTCTCTAATAAACTTATATGCTTTAGGTCTACTTCTAAATTTACCTAATACTTCGATTACACCTAATAAATTATAAGATAATCCACAACCAAAACAATTGTAAATCCAATAACCTTGCTCATTTTTAAATATTCCTGCCGAATTATTATTATCTTCATGAAAAATACATCTTATACTTTTAGGATAACTAAATTCTAATAATTCTCCTAAATTTATTTCTTTAAATATGTAATCACAAAATTCCTGATTATTATTAAATATCATATGAGGATGATTTAATTTTTTCTTTAAATACTCTATATCCCTATTTGCTATTGCTTTAATATTATAATTATCATTATTGGATTTAGATTTATTAGCAAGTAAAGGTTTTGTCCCCATAATAATATTAGTATTATTTAATTTATTTATATTATTATGGGGACTTTTCTCTGATGTACTAATATTATTAGATTTAGAAGGTATATAATTAATATCTATATCTTTAGATAATTCTATAATATTATTACTATCTAATATATTATTAGAATCAAATACTATTTCTTTTCCAGCAAAGTATGGTCTATTAAGATTCTTACATTGTTCATCAACTTCACCTATAGAATTCATTAAGTATAATTGTATTTTCTTAGCAATATTTATATCATTAATTTCTTTATTTAAAATAAATACTAATCTAAATTTATGTTGAATTTCTGAATGATTAAAAGAAGTGTATATAAAATTTGGAATTAGATTTATTTGTTTGCAATGTTTAATAATATCTTTATAATCAATATGTTGTTTACTACCTACTAAAAATTTAACTTTATTCTTTTTTCCTTCAATTAATTTAACATATTCATCTAAAATTATATTATCAGATAAATTTGCTTCATTATCAATATCTATCATAAATATTTGTTGAGACAACCATGAATCTTCACCTTTGCCACAATTAGAAGGTCTATTAGTTTTACCATCTAAAATACTTTGTTTTAATTCTTCAATTGAATGCTCTTTTACTTGTTCAAGAGTCATTCTACTAACTAATGTACCAATTTCTTTTCCTTGTGGTTTAATAGAATATTTTTGTTCATCAATCACCATTTTAATTTTCATATTACAAAACACTCTCCTTTTTTAAATTAATTTGTCTTTTACAAAAATAAATAAAAAAATACTAACCTTCAAATGGGTTAGTATCTGACCATTCATCTAATGCTTTTGATAATTTTGTATTTCTTTCAAATAACCAAAAAGTATTATTCGTATAATAATCTTTTGCTCTTAGAATATAATCTATATCTTTTTCTAATAAAAACTTTTTCAACTTACCACTAAAACATCTAAAAAATCTATGATTTTTATTTGTCGGCATATTAATACCTCATTTAAATAATAATTTATATTGCTATTATTCATATTTAAACCCTAACAACCCACCCAAATTCCTCAAACACATCCTTAAACCTCTCAAAATCCTTACCCCAATAAACCATACAACAAGCCATAGGACTACCCTTATTATCCTCATTACCATTAATTCTAAATTTTAATCTAGTATCATATAAGAAACAAATCCCCATTGCTTTGCCGAACACATACTTCTTCCAATGACTTGTATTAGTTGCTACTGGAATAAGTGCTAATATATCACTGTTATACTCATAATATGTATTATAAATTTTCTTTAACCAATCTTTAATAGTGGTTTTTCTTTCTACATCTCTGCCATATGGAGGATTGATGTAGATGTTATGATAATTCCAATTTTGACTTAATCCATCTGTAGGTAATATGTATTTTACTTTTGCTTCAATTATTGAATCTAAATTCGAACAAGGATCTAAATCTATGTTATTGTTGAAAAATTTATTAATTGCATCAACATATTTAGTAGGAGTACACCATGATTGGGTAAGGGTATTTATTTGTCTTCCTGCTGATATAATAATCACCTCACAATTATTTTATCAATCTAATCAACTAACTAATATACAAACTCTCTTGTACTTTATCTATAGTATTTTTGCAATTTCTTAAATCCACTATTTCCTGACTGTAAATAAATATGTTTACTATAAATATTATTCGGAACATCATATGTATTATCTTTTAAACTTCTCTTACCATTAAAGTTAAAAATATATTTGCATTTTAATCCATTCAAATAATTGAAAAATTCATCTACATTTATTTCTCCAAAATACATTGAATCTGTACCAATATAAGGAGGATCACAGTACATAAAATCACCTTGTTCGGGGATAATATTTTTATAATCTTCACATATAAATTCTACATTATTTTTATTTAACATATCTGACCATTGTGATATTATCTTTTCTAATTTATCAGGTATAATACCTTTTCTAGTTAAATGATAACTAGAATTGAATTCTCCTTTAGAATTAAACCTTATTAAACCATTTGTTGCTGTTCTAGATAGAAATAAAAAATCTTCTGGTTTATGATATGTATTAAATCTTTCTCTAATTTTCATATAATAAAATTTTCTAAATTGTATATCATCAATTTGATTCATTTCAGTCCACATAGTTTTATATGATTTAATTAAATCTATTGGATTATTTTTAATTAAATTCCATAAATCTATAAGATATTCATTTATATCTGAACATATATATTTATTAACCTTAATATTACTATAAAGCAATTTAATTAATACTGAACCACCACCTATGAAGGGTTCGTAATACGTATTAATTTCTTTAGGAAAATTAAATATTATTTGGTCTGCTAAATATCTTTTACTTCCTGTCCATTTAATTACTGGTTGAAATTTAGATATGATTTATTCCTCCTTTATGTATACTCATAATTATATTATCATTCTAACAAACATAACTATCAACTCCAACTTCCATCAATCTCTTCTCACTTATCTCAACTGCTCTCTCACTAATATCACAACCTATATATTGTCTATTTAATTCTTTTGCTACGACCATAGTAGTACCACTACCCATGAAGAAATCTGCTACTATATCATTTTCATTTGATGAAGATTTAATAATACGTTCTAGTAGAGATTTAGGTTTCTGACCATAATATCCATTTCTTTCTTTTGCTCTAGGATTTAATATATCAATATACCATACATCATCAATTTGTCTTTCATATTGAGGAAAATATTTAACAGTGCCATCTTCATTTCTAATTACATCACCATTTTTATCTTTTCTATTTTGATATAATTTAGGATTATCAATTTTCTCATATAAATGATTTATCTTATTTTTACCTTTTGCATAAAATAAAATATTATCATGCATTGATTGTAATTTTTCTTCTGATTTTCCACTCCATCTTTTATAACTCCAAACAATATCATTTCTAAAATTATCAAATCCAAACACTTCATCCATTAATACTTTTATGTAATGTACCAACCTATAATCCATATGTAAATAAATACTCCCTGTATCCTTTAATACCCTATACATTTCTAATATTCTAGGTCTATACCATTCAATTGCTTCTTGTGGAGTGCCTAATTTATCATTATAGTCTTTAAATCTTTTTCCTGTATTGAAAAGAATATCACAATAAATTAAGTCTATGCAGTTATTAGGTATTTGTTTAAGTAATTCTAAATTATCCATATGGTAAACTTTGTTAAATTCAATCAAATAATCACTCTCCTTGTTGTATAATAATATTTTTATTGTTTGTTGTTTATATTATACACTTAGGTTATATAATTGTCAATATATTTATTTTAGTATTCTGTTAATAAGAGTGAGAAATTAAATATAAAAATCTCACTCTTATTATGTAAATATTTACTCAGTAATCTCAATCCCACTATTTACATTATCATTCTTAACCATATCCCTATTCAATCCACCCATAAAATTTTGTCCTTGCTTCTGATTAAATAATTCTTTCATCAAACTTAAATTTTCTGGTTTTAATTTGTTCATTGCTTTCGGAATGTTATTAATTAAACGATTTAATCCTTTTTCGTCTGGAATTTTCTCAATTAATTTATTTAATCCTTTTGCAATAATTCCTTCTAAACTATTTTCAATTTGTAATATTTGTTTTAATTCATCTTCAACTAATTTATTAATAAAATTTAACTCATCAATATCTATAGAATTGATAATATAATCTAAAATTTTATATTTACATAATAAATCATAATCCTCAATAGAATCATCTGAAAATATTAAATTTGTATAGTTTATTATAAAAGACATATTAGAAATTATAATTTTATTAAAATAATCAATTTTCATAGTTGAATTTTCATCTATTTCTATGCAACTATTAATAATACTATCTGCAATTAATTTCTTTTCTGCTACAGGAAGATAAGGTTTAATTTCTACTCCTCCTAAAATTTGTGTTATGTTAATAATGTTGTTGTCATTAGAGTTGGAATCAGGGATTCTTTCTTTTAATTCTTTAATTTGCATAATAGAAATACCTCCGTTTATTTTAATATTTTTTATTTATGTATTTAATTCTCTTTCTAATATCTCTTCAATATTATCAAAATCCCAATACCATATTATAAGTAATTTTATATTATTCTTATCAGCATAAATACATTTACGATTATCGTGTTCTAATTGTTTTTCAAAATCTTTCATTGTTTTATGTATGCCTCTAGTAAATTTCTCATGTTGACCACCATGATATTCTATAAGAAGATTTAATTTAGGAATATAGAAGTCATAAGAAAGTAAACCATTTCCTAAACCAACAAGACCTTCAAATTCTTTTTGTATTTTAAATAATATATTTTTAGCATTTAATATTTTACTAATCTCTTTTTCTCCTTTAGATTTATTACATTCAGGACAACCAATTCCATTATTTCTACTATAAATTTTAGCAGGCCATTCATAACCACAATCTTTACATTTCCACCATATGTATTTACCACTTCCACAAGTTACATCATAGGGAGTCAAACTATCATTCTTCATAATATGCCATTCTTTGGATATTTCAGGATTTTTAATTGCTAGACAATTTGATAAACTTACTTTTTGTCCTGTGCAAAAGGGACATCCTTGTTCTTGTCCTAAAATGTGCCTCCAATTATTTTCAAATTCTTCACCGCAATTTTCTTTTAAACATTTCCATTTTAGGTTTTTATTACTTCCATCATATATATCACTAACTAATTCAAAAGGTTTATTATTTAATTTACACCATAACTTTATATTTTGAATAGTATAAGGATTATACGTATGAAATTTTTCTGGTTTTTTGCCTTGTTTTAAATTATCAAAATTTATATAATAATAATAATTTAAATTGTCTACAATAGTTAATTTTATTTTTGCGTTAATATAATAATTATCAATTAAAATATATTCTAGTTTATAAATATATTCTTTTACATATTCATATTTTAATTTTTCACTCATCTATTAATTACCTCCTATAGTATAAATTATTATCCTAAATAAAAAACAAATCAGAGGAAAATAGTCTAGGAAAACTATCTTATCATGTTGTAATCACTATCCCCTGATAATTATATTAGTATTTTATATAAATCTCTGTTCTGGGACGTTCTTTATCCCATCCACATCTCATTGTTAAACTTTCAATATGTAAATAATCATCGTCAATAATAAGACCTGATTCAACTAATCCATCCATATAAAATTTTGGACTGTAATTATCAATGTCGGTTCTTATTCTGGTTTTGAAGTAACTAACAAATGTCATTGAACATTTTTCAATTTTTTTATTTGTTAATCCTTGGTCTTCTACAAACCATACAATGAAATCTTTTAATGATTGTTTTAATGCGTTCATTTGTGGACGTTGCATAATAAACCACTTGTTAATTGATGGATGTGTTGGTTTTTCAATCGGTTTTTTCTTACGTTTCGGAAATTTTTTGAAATAATACTCATGATATTTATCTAATACATCATTATCTATAATTAATTTAATTTGATTAATAATTAACCACTCACTTTCTAAATTTTATAAGCATTTAAAATATCTTCAAATATTTAAAATCACAAAAAATATAAACCCTTATAAAATCAAGGGTTTATATTTACATAAATTATCTTATTATTTAATATAATTAAACAGCACTCATTGTTACCTTATATCGTGTCGTTCCTTTACTAAAGAAAAGATCCGTACCATTATATTCAAATGTTCCGTC